CGGGGAGGATGAGCCTGAAGGAGCAAAAATTGAAAGACCTCAACCTGATGCGGAAAAATACGAAAAGAAGGAAAAATACAACGAAGTACCCGTATACAGCCATCAGGTTTGGCGGAAATACGCAAGCCCCGTATGGATGGACATAAGACAGAGCAACACGCTCAATGGAAAATCTGCAAGAGAAGAACAAGACGAAAGGCATATATGCCCATTACAGCTCGATGTGATAGCAAGAGGGATTAATCTATGGACAAATGAAAACGATATTGTTCTTGATCCTTTTGCAGGCATAGGGAGCTCCAACTATGTGGCATTGAAAATGGGCAGACGCACTATAGGGGTTGAGCTCAAGGAAAATTATTATAACTTGGCAATTGAGAACGTTGAAAAGGGAGACATGGATTATATTATTGAAGGGATAACAAATGAATTTTAGGAGGACAGATGGATAAACTCAGATTACCGAAGAAAACAATAATAAAAAATGAAAAGGATTACGGAGTGCCTATTAGGATAAGGTCGAGTACTCATAATCTGCTTGACATCGTGTCAAATGAAACAGGGTGGAGCAAGGTGGATGTAATAACTAAAATGGTGGAGTTCGCATTTGACAACATCGAATGGGTACCGGTTGATGAATATAACAAAAATAACGGAGGGAATGAATAATGGAAATAAAGGTTTTATTTGAAATTGAAAAGGAAAGCAGAAAAGTAATAGAAAATTTTTCAAAAGCACTAACAGGACTGGAAAATAACCCGGTACAGAACATAGCAGCTTCAGTAGCCGGGAAAGCTAAAGAAACTCAAAAGGTGGAAACAGAAACAAAAACAGAAGAAACACCACAGGAAGAAGTACAACAGGAAAAAGTATCAAAAGAAGCGGAAACTCCTACAGCAGAAACACAGGGATGGAGCTATGACCAGCTCAAGGCGGGATGCCATGAGGCTTCAACAATGAATTTAGGTTCAAAGGTAGCTGAATTGATAAAAGGGAAATATAAGCTGTCAAAACTGACAGAACTTGACCCTAAACTATATGATGCATTTGCAAATGATTTGAGGGAATTAGGAGTGAGAATATGATAAACCACAAGGAAAGGGATCATGCCCTGCTTTCGGCAAGCGGGGCGTCGAGATGGATGAACTGCAATCCAAGTGCAAGGCTTGAGGAACTGTTCCCTGAAACAACTTCAGAATATGCCGAGGAGGGAACACTGGCACACGAAATTTCAGAACTCAAGCTGACAAAATACATAAGCCCAATGGGTCCGCGTACTTACAATAGCAGACTGAAAAAGCTTAAGGCGAATAAACTGTATAAGCAGGAAATGGATGCATATACGGATGCTTATCTTGAGCATATCAAGGAGCTTATGATGTCGTTTGATAAATCTGCCGTGGCATCAATCGAAAAGAAAGTAGATTTCAGTACGTATGTACCTGAAGGGTTCGGAACATGTGACTTTGTAACGGTATACGGTAAAACCTTATATGTAAGGGATTTAAAATACGGAAAAGGTGTGCCTGTATTTGCGGAAAATAACCCACAGCTTATGCTCTATTCGTTAGGTGCATATCTCGAGTACTCATTATTTGAGGACATCGAGACGGTCAACATGGGAATTGTACAGCCGAGACTGGACAGCATCTCGGTGTGGGAAATATCGGCAGAGGAGCTTGTGGAGTGGGCGGAAAAAGAAGTTAAACCTAACGCTGAAAGGGCATTTAATGCCGAAGGGGATTTTGTTCCGGGACAATGTACGTTCTGCAGGGCGAAAGCAGTCTGCAGGGCAAGGGCGGAAATGAACATGGAACTTGAAACTGATATGAAGCTTAAAGGTAACATTTTAAGTAATGCCGAAATGGGCGATATACTTAAAAGGGCACAGGATGTCGTGAGATGGGTCAAGGACATTGAAAACTACTGTCAACAGGCAATACTGAAAGGTGAAACAGTTCCGGGATGGAAACTTGTTGAAGGAAGATCTGTAAGAACATTCTCGGATACTGAAAAAGCATTTGAGATACTGAAGGACAAAGGGATAGCTGAAGAGCTGATGTACGAACGTAAGATGCTCACATTAAGCCAGCTAGAAGGGACAATAGGGAAGAAAGATTTTAATGATTATGTAGGCGAGCTGATAATAAAACCTAAAGGTAAACCTACACTTGTGCTGGAGTCGGATAAAAGGGCTCCATATGTAAATGATGTTATTAATGCTGAAGATGAATTTGAAAAAATAGAAGATTAGAGAGGATGATAATAATGGAAAAAAATCAGAATACAAGAATAAACGTAAGAGGAAGATTAAGCTTTGTACACTTGTTTAAACCACATGCGGCAACTCAGGGGGCGGAAGAAAAATACAGCACGACAATACTTGTACCGAAATCAGATACGGCCGCAAAACAGAAAATAGATGCGGCAATTGCAGAGGCGATAAAGATAGGAACAGCTGAAAAATGGAACGGTGTCAAGCCACCTCATGTACCGACTCCTATATGGGACGGTGACGGAGTAAAACAGAACGGTGAACCTTTCGGACCTGAGTGCAAAGGTCACTGGGTATTTACAGCATCAGCAAAAACGGATTATCCGCCTCAGGTAGTGGATAAATATGTGAATCCTATAATGGATCAGTCTGAAATATATAGCGGAATCTATGCAAATGTAACGGTAAACTTTTTCCCTTACATGTTTACAGGGAAAAAAGGAATAGGTGCAGGACTGGGGAACGTGCAGAAAGTGTCAGACGGAGAACCACTTGCAGGAGGAAGAACAGCCCAGCAGGACTTCACCCCAGTTGAGGAAGAAGAATTATATTAATTAAAAAGGAAGGATAACGAATGAATGTACTGAACATAGATATTGAAACTTACAGCAGTGAGGATATTTCAAAGACAGGACTGTATAAGTATGCACAGAGTACGGATTTTGAAATCCTTCTTTTTGCCTATTCACTTAACGGGTCGCCCGTTGAAGTGATTGACCTTGCACAAGGTGAGGCAGTGCCAGATGAAGTTGTTAAAATGCTCAATGACGGGGAAACTGAACTAAGGGCATATAATGCGGCTTTCGAATGGTACTGCCTTAACCAGGCAGGGTACAGGACCAATCTTGAACAGTGGAGATGTACCATGATACATGCATATTATGCCGGTTATCCGGGAGGACTGGACAAGGTCGGGAAGGCAATGGGATTTGAAAATGATAAGAAAAAATCCGCAACAGGTAAGGCCCTTATAAGGCTTTTCTCCGTTCCATGCAAACCGACAAAAAGGAACGGCGGAAGAACAAGGAACCTACCATACCACGAGCCTGAAAAGTGGGAACTCTACAAGGAATACAATAGGCAGGACGTGGTGGCGGAAATGTCAATAAAGGAAAAACTTGAAGGGATAAAACTCCCAAAATTCGAGTGGAAGCTGTGGCATACTGATGTCAGAATGAATGCCGAAGGTATTAAAGTGGACAGCGAGCTTGTTGAAAGTGCCCTGTTCGTGAGTGACACCTGGAACGAATATCTGCTGAATGAGGCAAAGGGTTTAACAGGGCTGGAAAATCCTAACAGTACAGCGCAGTTACTGAAATGGCTGACTGAAAAAGGTGTGAATGCTGAAAACCTTCAGAAGGAGACAGTCAAAAATCTTATCCGGGAAACTGAAGGGGACATAAAAAGAGTGCTTGAAATAAGGCAGGAACTGAGTAAGACAAGCACGAAGAAATATGTGGCCATGAAAGATGCCCTCTGTGAAGATGGAAGGGTGAGGGGACTTCTGCAGTTCTATGGTGCCAACCGTACAGGAAGATGGGCTGGAAGACTTGTGCAGGTTCAGAACCTGCCTAGGAACTATCTGTCAGACCTTGACGATGCAAGGAACATGGTGAAAAGGAGAGACCTGCTGACTTTAGACATTCTATACGACAACATTCCTGACACTTTAAGCCAGTTAATACGTACAGCATTTGTTCCGGAGGAAGGAAAGAAATTTGTAATTGCCGACTTTTCGGCAATAGAGGCAAGAGTAATCGCATGGCTTGCAGGCGAACAGTGGAGGCTTGACGTGTTCAGGACTCATGGAAAAATCTATGAGGCATCGGCATCGCAGATGTTCGGTGTGGACATATCCACAATTGCGAAGGGCAAGGAGAACTACCACTTAAGACAGAAAGGGAAAGTTGCGGAACTTGCACTCGGTTATCAGGGGTCGAGTGGAGCCCTCATGGCCATGGGTGCAATCAACATGGGACTGACCGAAGAGGAACTCCCTGAAATTGTCAGAATGTGGAGAAATTCAAATAAGAGAATTGTTGATCTGTGGTATGCCGTGGGAAATGCGGCCGCAGAAGTGGTACTTAACGGAACAAGACAGGCGGTGAACGGAATACTTTTTTCAAGGGAAGGGGATCTTGCAAAAGGACTTGACTTCCTGACGATAACTCTGCCTAGTGGCCGTAAGCTCCACTATGTAAGCCCCGGAACAAGGGAGAACAGCTGGGGGGCAACAGTAATTACCTACAAGGCACCGAACCAGGTTTCAGGTAAATGGGAAACGGCGGAAACTTATGGAGGAAAACTTGTAGAAAACATTGTTCAGGCGATAGCCCGTGACTGTTTGGCCGCGACCATCCTGAAACTGAGCGATAAAGGATATAAGATCGTAATGCACATACACGATGAGGTTGTACTGGAATCCCCGATGGACGTCACTGTAAAGGAAGTGTGCGACCTGATGGGAGAAGAACTCAGATGGGCTAAAGGGCTGATACTGAGGGCGGACGGATTTGAAACGGAATATTATAAGAAAGACTAAAACAGTTTAATTGTTAGGCGGTGATACATAGTAATGAAAATAGAGTGTTTATTTAAAGATAGTGGATTTTTAAGTTTTTATGCTGACAGAGTTACATTCACTTATGACGGTGATGTGGGGTTCATCAGACATAATGAGTTCAGAATTGAGGTCTCGTATAAAAAAAAATATCCTGATACTTTTGTGCTTTATATTAACAAGCAAGTTATGTCCAAAGATGATCTAGTAAATAAATTGAAAGATTTTGGAATAACAGAAGACTTTTGGGTGGCATTTATAGGTTTTGGAAATTAATCGAAAGGAGGTAGGAATGTACAACAGGGAGATAGTGATAAGTGCGGCAGGTAGCAGGAAGGAAACAAGGTGGAAAACGGAAAAGCTTCTATGGAGCGAGTTCGTCAAGAGGCTTGCAACACCTACAAGGACTGCTGAGAAGTTTGAAGACTTCCTGAAACTGCCGAAGGCAAAACAGGATGAACTTAAGGATGTCGGAGGCTTTGTTGCGGGAAAGCTTAAGGATGGTATAAGAAAAAATGTGAACCTACTGTCAAGGGACTTAATAACGTTAGACCTAGATAACATCGAGCCGGGAAAAACGGAAGAAGTTATTGAAAAGGTCGAAAGCCTAAACATGTCCTACGCCGTATACAGCACACGTA